GTTTGAATTGGACATCAAGTGGAAATGCACACAAACATCAGGACTGAAAGTCAGGTTTTATGAACCTTCTACCCCAACAAAAACAAAAAGACCGTCAGCTTACCCCCCAACAGAGTCATTTCCTAGAACTTCTCTTTGAAAATGGCGGTCAAGTCACCGCAGCAGCCCTAGATGCAGGTTACTCTAGGGGTTCTGCAGCGTGGCTTAAGTCTAGTCTGTCTGACGAGATCATCGAACGCACGAAGCAAGTCCTTGCAACCAACGCTCTAAAGGCTGCTAACCGTGTTAACAACGATAGACAACCCTGCCCCAGAACGAGGTGATGAACTACGCCTCAAAGCAGCCGAATCACTCCTCAACCGTGTCGGCGTAGCAAAACAAGAACAAATCAACCACAACGTAACCGCAATACACGGAGTAGTCCTGCTACCCCCTAAGAAAGAGGTAGTTATCGATGGCTGACGATAAACAAATCCGCACCGACGGACGCACAGACAAAGAAATCCGTATCATTGCAGCGGAAAACATCACTAACTTAACCGACAACCAGCTAGATCGACTCAGACTAATTAGTCCACCTAAGCAGAAGCTGGCTCACGGTGGCAAAGCCTGTCGTGGACGCTCCGCATCAAGCAGTGCAGAAAAGGGTTAGTGATGGCTGACGATAAAGAAAAAGCTCTAGCCGCTACGGGTGCTTTCGCTGCCGCATCAGGCGCAGCAGTATATCTTGGCACAGAAGATGATCGGCGTATAAAAGATAAAAAGAAGAAAAGAAAAGATCGACAAACTGCAAGGTCGCAAGCACGTACGGCAAAAACAAACGCTGCACAAGCAGAATTATCTCAAGAAAAGATAAAACAACTAGAGCGGATACAGTCAAAAGACCTCAGTTCTGAAGATAAAAAGATTAAGACTGAACTTATCAAACGAGAAAAAGATATCATCAAGGGAGTGAAACCTGCATCTCTTGCAAAGACTGCAGCAAAGATTGGTTTGAAAAGCATTCCCGCTGTAGGAGCTTTCTTATCTATGTTTAGTTCTACACCTGCTTATGCACAGGGCGGCAAGGTTTCTCGTGGACGCTCTGCACAGAGAAGTTCCGAAAAGAATGGCTGAAGCCGCACCGAAGCGTACCTACCACCTATCGACAGCCGAACGTGCGCGAAGAGCAGCCCAAAAGAAACTGCGTGGTGCAAAGAAGAAAGCCCAGCAAGCCACAAAGAAGGCAGAGACGCAAAGAAAGAAAGCCCGTGATCTTGAAAGCACTATTGGACGAGTTGAGAAAGCTATCACAGCAAGCGGCACTGCAACGATTGACACTGCCGATCTCAAGTCACTTCCCCCGGCTGTATCCGATCTCGTGGGAGATTCCGAAGTTGTCTTCCAAGCTAACCCCGGACCCCAAGAGGAGTTTCTTTCGGCGGGAGAGCGGGACGTTCTTTACGGCGGGGCTGCTGGTGGCGGTAAATCGTTTGCTTTACTTGCTGATCCCCTACGGTATTGCCATAACCCCCATCATAGGGGTCTTCTTCTCAGGCGTACCCTCGACGAACTAACAGAACTAATCGACAAGTCACGCCAGCTATACACAAAGGCGTTTCCCGGAGCCAAGTTTCGCGAATCAAAATCAACGTGGCACTTTCCATCTGGGGCTACGATCTGGTTTACCTACCTCGACAGAGACAAAGACGTTACCCGATTTCAGGGACAGGCATTTAACTGGATAGGCATCGATGAGATTACCCAATATCCTACACCGTATGTGTGGGACTATTTGCGTTCTAGGCTTCGTGCTACTGATCCTGAACTTCAAGAACACCTGTACATGCGCTGCACAGCCAACCCCGGAGGTGTGGGTGGCTGGTGGGTCAAGAAGATGTACATCGAAGGTACCCCCGAAAACAAAGCATTCCCTGCTTTTGACCTAGACACTCACAAGACGTTTGTCTGGCCTAACGGTCACGAAAAGGCAGGTCAGCCGCTCTTCTTCCGAAAGTTCGTTCCAGCGCGGTTGACAGATAATCCCCACCTCATGGCTGACGGTCAATACGAGGCTATGTTGCGTTCGCTCCCAGATGTCGAACGGAAGAGACTTCTCGAAGGGGATTGGGATGTGGCAGAGGGAGCAGCCTTTCCTGAGTTCTCACGAGTGAAACATGTGGTCGAACATTTTGACATTCCCACGAACTGGCCCCGCATACGAGCCGCCGACTACGGGTACTCCGCGCCGTCTTGTGTACTATGGGGTGCGATTGACTGGGATAATAATATTTGGGTTTATCGTGAATTATACGCTAAACACTTGACAGCCGAGCAATTAGCTGATAGAATACTAGAAGCGGAACAACTTGACCCGTTACCTCACTACACCGTACTCGATTCCTCTTGCTGGAACAAGACCGGATTCGGGCCATCTATAGCAGAGGTGATGATGCGACAGGGAGTTCGCTGGACTCCATCAGATCGCAACCGTGTTCAGGGTAAGATGGAAATACACCGTCGTCTGGCAGATGACCCCTACTCAAAGGAACCACGAGTTCGTTTCTTTTCATCCTGCCAGAACATCGTGAAACAGATAGCTGGTATACCCCTCTCCAAAACAAACAGCGAAGACGTAGATACCAAAGCTGAAGATCACGCATACGACGCTTTACGATACATGATGATGACACGGATGAGCGGCTACGCTTCGATACATCAACAGCTAGGCGCAATCAAGAACCACGTTCACAAAGTTCAAGACGAAGTATTTGGATACTAACACATGGCACTTAACCCTGAAACAGCTACCGCCCGTGAAGTTGCAGAACTGTATGCGACTGAGCAGAAACTGAAGGTAGGCGCAAAAGCGTATGGTAACATGGTTGCCAAGTATTTGGGCGATGTTGCTGACCAGCCCGGTTCTGCCGTCAGTATCTTTACTCCTGATGAAACTGGGGAAACAACTCTATCCAAAACGTTTAAAAATTTAGACTTAGAAGTTGACAATCCGAAACAGTCGATGCAAGCCTTGCGTCAAGTTGGCTTACGGATTTCAAGAGAGTTACCTGCTAATAGCAATCAACTAGCATTTCTACCAGAGGAAACACCTGATACACCAAAGAATGTAAAGATATTTGGTATCAAAGAACCAGCAAAGGCTGTATCAGAAGTATCTATCAAGACAGATGCCGCAACTATGCAAAACTTTTTTAGGCAAGTTGCAGAAATATCAAAAGACCCAAAACAAGAAGCTGCAGCTATGGCTGTGCTTTTTAACATGCAGAATGGTTTGCGACCCAACGCAGTGGCACAATTAAAGACTAACTCATACTACCCTGATACCCGCGCTATTTACATCTCAGCAGAAACAAAGGGAGTAAAGGGACGTAGAGTTAACGTTCCACTGAATGACATTGGAGATGCAATTCTTCAGGCTAGACTTCAGGATGGTAAAGTATCTGATGGCTACTTCTTTGTAAAGCCAAACGGTAAGCCTGTTGAATCTGGAGATATGACCAGAATTTTAAAGCAGGTAAAAATACCCGGATTGATTTTTGATTCTGGAACAAACAAAACATTTGATAGTTTAGCACCAGAGGGTAAATCTGGAGAAGTCCCCGGAAAAAGGGGGGCTTCACTTCTTAGAAACTTGCATACTAAAATAGCACAGCGTAGTGGCATATCCTTTGAACGAATTGCGTACCTGCAGGGTAGAAGCCTAAAGGCTGCTGCTGAAGGTTCTACAGGAGAAGTAACAGGGTACGCACAAGAGTATCCGGGGGATTTAGACCCAAAGGGACCGGATGCACGTAATGCCAACGTTGTGTCTACCTATTTTGCAGAGGCAGCTTCTGAAGCAGGATTTAACGTAACTGATGCCGTGCCGCCACCATCTCAAAGAGTTGGCAGAGCAACGCCGGGATACGAGTCCTTTTTTGAAGCCCCAGTTGAAACAGCAAAGATGCCAGCCCCTGTGACTCCAGAGGTTGACCCTACACAGCCCTCTCCTGAACTTAAGTCGGCTATGGAAAAAGCTGGATTCAAAATCAATTGGTCCAAGCTTTCAATAGGGGCTGGTTTAGGTACGGTGACTGCTCTGGGTGTCTTGTCTGATCCTGCCCAAGCTGCAGTTGACGTAGGCTTAGAAGTTGGCGCACGAGCTTTAGGAGCAGCAGCAGGTCCGGCAGCAGCCGTACCGATGATGATGTCTTCTACAGAGCTTGGTGATGCGACACGCCAAGAGGGGGACGGTGGACCCGCAACCCAAGAAGAATTAGATATGTCACGCCTACAAGCTGCTCAAGGCGTAAAAGAACGAGATGCAGCAAGAGTACAAGAAAGTGCGATTCCCTCGCAGTATCCAGACGCGGATAACTTCCTAACAATGCAACCTTAACATAGGGGAGATAAACCTATGCCAGACAATAACTACAACTACGGTGCATCATACGTAATGAACTCCGACAAGGAGTCTGTTGATGATCAGCCGGGTGTAAACAAGCTGTATCGTGAAGGTCTTGAGTTCCCAACTCGCGTGAAGACAGGCCCGATTACAGAAGACATGCCAAAGAAGCAGACTAAGCCTACAGTAGAAGCATCTCTATTTAAAATGGCTGATGACAGACCTCAAGGCAACAACTAAAGGTAAATAGATGGCTGACAATTTCCTAGAACCGGATGACGATACGTCAATCCCTCTGGTTGCTCCTAGTGAGCAGATGCCGGGATTGGCAGGACACATTCGTTCTAAATTTGAAGACTCTGAAAACGGACGCTTTGCCTACGAGCAGCGTTGGATTCAGGCTTACAAAAACTTTAGGGGAATCTACGATTCAACTACCCAATACCGTGACTCTGAAAAGTCAAAGGTGTTTATCAAGATTACCAAAACTAAAGTGCTTGCAGCATACGGACAAATTGTTGACATCTTATTTGCAAACAAGAAGTTTCCCCTAGTCGTTGAGTCTACCCCAATGCCGGAAGGTATTGAGGAGTTTGCTCACATGAAGACCCCAGCAGATGACCTTCAATCAGAACAGGCTGACCCCTACGGGTTTGAGGGTGATGGTCGAGAGGTACCGCCGGGTGGTCTTGCTGCATCTGGACCTGCACACAAGTTAGGTTCTTACGGCAAGGAGTTTGGTGAGTCTATTCTTCCGGGAAAAGCTAAAGTAGGCGAACCACAGTTCGAGCCAGCTAAAGAAATGGCTCGTAAGATGGAGAAGTGTATCCACGATCAGCTTCTTGATACCAACGCAGTAAGCGTAATGCGTAAGGCTATCTTTGAATCTTGCCTGTTGGGTACAGGAGTAGTAAAGGGGCCGTTTAACTTTTACAAGCGAGTTCACAACTGGGTAAAAGACGAAGAAGGCAATCGAGTATACGAGCCTTTTGAGAAGACAGTCCCCCGCATCGAACACGTTTCTATCTGGGACTTTCATCCTGATCCGGCTGCAGCTAACCTTGAGGATTGTGAGTACGTAATACAACGTCACCGCATGAACCGCCAACAACTTCGTAGTTTGATTATGCGTCCCCACTTTTACGCAGAGGCAATCGAAGAGTGTCTTGGTAAGGGGCCAAACTATGAGGACAAGTACTACGAAGATACCATCCGTGAGGATGAAACAGAAGCCTACTACCAAGAGAACAGATTTGAGGTTCTTGAATACTGGGGTGTAATCGATGCCAAGTTTGCCAAAGAGGTAGGCATGGAAGGCACTGAAGGACTGACTGAGTTTGACCAGATGCAGGTTAACGTTTGGGTTTGTGGCAACATGATCCTTCGCTGCGTAGTCAATCCCTTCACTCCGGCACGTATTCCGTTTCAGGCTTTTCCATTCGAGATCAATCCCTATCAGATTTGGGGCGTTGGTGTAGCAGAAAACATGGAAGATGCCCAAATGCTAATGAACGGTCACGTTCGTATGGCAATTGACAACCTAGCCCTAGCTGGCAACCTTGTCTTTGACGTAGATGAAGCAAGCTTGGTTCCCGGACAGAACATGGACATCTTTCCGGGAAAGATATTTCGTCGTCAGTCAGGAGTAACCGGAACAGCCATCAACGGCCTCAAGTTTCCTAACACTGCTGGCGAAAACATCCAGATGTACCAGATTAGTAGGCAGCTTGCAGACGAAGAGACGGGTATACCGTCCATAATGCACGGTCAGACGGGCGTAACGGGTACTGGACGTACTGCAGCCGGTCTGTCGATGTTGATGGGGTCTGCTGGGCTTTCTATGAAGACTGTGATCAAGAATATTGACGATTATCTCCTCAAACCACTTGGTGAAGCGTATTTCCAGTGGAATATGCAGTTCAACGACCGTATTGAGGAAGTAAGTGGTGACTTGGAGATCAAACCACGCGGCGTTGCAGCCGTGATGCAGAAAGAAGTACGTACCCAGCGTCTTACTTCCCTGTTACAGACCGTAGCCAACCCCATGCTAGCCCCATTCATCAAGATACCTAACCTGATGCGTGAACTGGCTATCTCACAGGACATTGATCCTGACAGCTTAGTAAACGACACTAACGAAGCACAAGTCTACGCTCAGATGTTACAAGGAATGATGCAAAATGCTCAACAACAAGCAAGCCAAGAATCTGGCTCC